GGGGCCGCCAGGCATAATAAGCCGAAGCTCTAGTCTTGGAAGACTACCTTCAGGACCGAGGTCCCTCGGGATTATGGTGCTTTCGCACATTGTTTATCCACCCCGAGTAAGGATGGATCAGGAGGCTGCATCAGCCACCTGGGACGTTGCCGCCCAACGCTCTTTCGCTTGACGGATCAGCGGGAGAACCCGCCTCACTGTTTTAACGGTCCAGCCTTTTAACGGGCTTTCCCGAGGGTCCCCACCTTGGGAGGTGAGAGCAACAAGCTTTTCCGACCCACGTGCCCACTCAAGGACACGATCCCGGTTAGGCTTCTTCCCACGAGGGGTTTCAGCCACAGGCTTCTCTCTTGGCCTCACGGCCTCGAAATAATGCCACCACCGGCTTTTGAACCCATAGCGCATTCGCGCCTCGAGCTCTTCGGGCCGTAGAGTTTTGGTGTCAGGCTCCGCCTGCTTAAGCGCCTCGATCACGAACAGGAATTCCGCGTACCTTTCGGCTAACGGCCGTCCTGCAGGGTTAAAACCCAAGCCAACCGGCTCAGGCAGCTCCCATACCAGCTCCGCGTAGGCCTTTTGAGGGGCCGTACATACGGAAAGGGCTTGGGCACCGAGGTTACGCAACACATCTAGGAACGATATGTCGCTTATCTCCCGATACTTATACCCGTGATATACGTGGTCCTTGGTGATGAGTTTACCGGCGAATTCGCCGGCCACCAAGCTTTGCAAGCACTTGCTTTCCGAGACTGGGCATCCGAGGACACCCAGATAACCCCGGTAAGCGGCATGGACGCTGTCATCCGAGATGACTATGTCATCACCTAGGATGTAGAAGTGACTGCCAAGGTCTTTTACCGGCACTCCTGCCGAGATCTCAGCTGCCAATGCTATGACAGCATGCCCCAACGCAAACGACATGAAACTAGGACCAGCCCCGAGAGGCTGCCCCACAGTCCATGTAATCAACCGCCCGTCACCCCACGAAAGCCGGAAAGGCGATCTGGAGACGAGTTCCAACAACCTTATGTCCTCGGGTGGTAAGCCCAAGTAGTTCAGCAGTCGGATCTGCAGATGCAGGGGGAAGTTGTTTGTCGCGTCGGATAGGTCAACAGAAAAGACCTTTCGGCCCTCAGCCAACCATTTCTGCACGCCGAGCACTCCCTTCGATTGCTCATGGGTACAATCCCACTCGCAGTGCGCCAACGCACTCAGCAGACATCGCTTAGTGCCTTCCATCGCAGCTTGCAGCACCCAGTTGGGCGCCGCGAACGCACGCAATTTGGCCCCGGGCTCTTGCGAGTACCCGATGACCCCTATGGCCTCGGTAGGGGGACTCACGTCCCGCCAATTGAGGTGGCGACCATTCCACGGATGTGTAAGGTTGAACCAGTCCTCACCTGCCTCCCCTAGGACCTTGCGGACCTGAGGAAAGGAATGAAACGGGTAGAACTCCTCCCGTCCCAAGAACGTCTGCACAGCCCTTTCGGACTTGCGGATATTCGCAGGCTCAGTCCCATATCGTTGACCCAGGAATTCCAGTAAAGGAACGCCCTCGCTGGTGTCCGGTTTCCAACCGGTCTTAGTTAGCACATCCCGCAAAGCCTGGAAGGCAAAGCGAAGTGGCTGATCATGCTTCAGCGCATCGTTCAGTCGATCCGAGCGGGCCTGTTTCTCAGAAGGCCCAATCTCCACCGAGTCCAAGAACTTTCGCTCCTGTGTCGGTGTTGGATCTGCATGCTTTGGGAGCACCAAACTTGCATACACCATCACTGTGTTAAGGGCGCGGACACGCGTACGGTATTT